AGTTTTAGAAACATCAGCTCTTACTTTTCCTAATTCTTGTGTAGATACTGCTGCTAAACCACCATAAACTTTTGTTAAACGAACTAGTTGTTCGTCTGCTTGTCTAAATGCATCTGCTGATGCTTTACCAAATGCTGCAAGAGGTACTGTTAGACCTACTGTTAACTGACGTCCTGCCCATTGAGTATTTTTACCCCAGTTAATTAATTGATTGGCGCCTTCTTGAACTACCTTATTCATAATTTGTAGTTCTTGTCTTGCTATGGCAGATTTATTTTTTATTAAATCTAATCCTCTTGGAATATGCACATTATATTGCATAAGCCCTTGAGCATTTTTGCCCAAAGGTTGCATGATTGCATTCTGTAGCTGTACTTGTTGTTTAGCTAGATCTCTTATTAATCCGCCGCTAGTTGCAGCATGTTGCCTATATACTTGAAAAAATTTACCTAGCTTTAGCTGTCCTCTATCTAATTGAACACCAAATTTATCGACATCGGACGTTAGGCTGACAAAATGTGTAGAAAATTGACCAGTACTTCTTAGAGTATCAGCAAATGATCTGTTCATTACACCAACTTGAGCTGCCAACATTTTGTTGGAGGCTACCAGTTGATCTTGTAGTTTAGTTAACGAAAATGAAACCTTATTAAGATCTGCAATAAGATTTGAAAAGTCGGCTTTAGCGACTATATTCGTGACTATATTTTCGTCAGCCATTTATTATATTTTACTCCTTAGAGTATCCTAATCCTGCTCCGATTCCAAATCCAGACTCTTGGGCAAATGGGCCTTGTAGTGACAGTACATCGTCTCCACTAGCATTTATGCCTAGCGCCTTTCTTTTTATATCTTCAAAGGTTGGACCTTCTGTTTTATCTTCTTCTAAGTTAATGCCTTGTAATGAAGCTAAGAATTTTCTTTTCTCTTCTTCAGTTTTCTGCATCGACTTAAAAGTTTGTATTAACTCTGGCATTGAAAGACTTTCTTCTAGTTCTTCGTAATTTTTCCAATTACCTAAAAGAAAAACCTCTCCTAATAAAGCGGCTAAATCTAGTTCTGACCAGCCAGAACCGCTGCCGCTAGAAGGTTTGGGTCGTCCATCTTAATCCCACCACATACTTCAAGTATGCGATTGATTGTGGGGACGTCAAGAGCATCTTCTAATGCATCTCGATCTTTTACCAAATCTGGTAGTTGTTTTTCTAATGCCACTGCACAGGCATCAATAAGGATTGTTAATGTTTCATTTTCTGTTTTTGACTCAGCAGTCTTTTGAATTGCAGTCATGAACTTTCTAAGTTCCTTGATTGTCAATGGTTTTAATTTAACCTTAGCTCCATTTTGAAGCTCTATTTCTTCTACATTATATATGGTTGTAGCCAATTTATATCCTCCTTGGATAGTCTTAATTATTATAACAAAACCATATTACTAACACAAATAGAAAACCCCCAATTTCTTGGGGGTATCTATTAATAAATTAAATTATTATGCTACTAGTACACGGTCAATAATCTTGCCGTATTCTGAGCCAGAATAGTTAGCATCTGGTAGAAGACGGAAAGTTACTGGGAATGTGGTTGGAGTAGTACGAGCAAGTGAGAATTGTGACTGTTGTACAGACAATACTCGACGTGCATAGTATACACGCTCAGAGCTTGTAGAAGAAGCTGTAGGTGCTTGACCAACGGCAATCAATTGACGCTCTGTTGGGGCTGCTCCTAAAGAACCTGCTTCAAGACCAAGTGTATCTTTCTTTGATGTTCCAGCTCCTGTTGTTGATAGAGATGATGCATTCTGTCCAAATACAGCTACGATATTCTCGAGTGTACCTTCTGACATTTCTGTTGCAATCATAACCTCCATAGCAGACTTGAACAGCTTAGCTGTATCAAGCAACTGATCAACGGTTACTGAATCGTATGTTGGGTTGTATGTAATTTGAAGACCATTGTTAGTAAAACCAACGTTACGGTATCCAAATAGGCCAGCAGTTTGGTCAACGTTATTAAGCGAAGTCGTATATGATACGCCTGTTGCAAAGGCTGGAACGCCAACTGTTGTTGCACCTGCAGCAATTGCTACACCTGCTTCTGCGTTTGCGATGTAATCTGAATCGTTAACGTCAATAGTTGACAAGAACAATGGAGATGCACCAACGAGAATATTTTTAGCATTACCTACGGATTGTGCCATAGTTTATTTTCCTCCTATATTAAATATATATATATATTTAAAAAATCTAAGCTGGCTAGGCTTTTCTTTCCTCATGTCCAATAATAGGCCATTTTGGGCCATAAGGCAAATTATGAGAATCGGCCAACATTATCTGTAATACGAGAATATTTAACCTCTAATATTACATCTGCTGATAAGAATCCCTGTAGCTCCTCTGATGGGGCAGTTGGGGATATATCGGCTATAAAAATACTATGCAATTTAAATTTGTTAGATAGGGTAGCAAAACCGTTTACGTCTTTAGCTGAATCGTCCATCCTTCTAAATTGATCAGTCATAAAGTTTCTGATCTCATTTATCTCTGATACGTCTGTTGAGTATATAGTAAACAGGATTTGCTCACAGCATATTAGCCAGTTATCCTCATAAGACATACCTATCTTGTCATAGACAATATGCTTTTTCCCGCTCAAAAATTGATTCATCTCTGCAGACTGTTGTACTGGAATAATTGGAATAATAGTATCTCCAATATTATCACTATAATATTCTGTATCATCAAATATAGATGCTGCCACCAATTTATTCCATAGGAATTTTCTTAACTCTAACATTGCGTCTAATTTATAATTAGCTGTCATACCATTGACCCTCCAAATGCCGACTCTACTGCTGCATCAGCCATTTGTCTAATTGAATTTGGAGAAAATGAATATTGAATCTTTTTAATTGATGATGGCAATCTCAGGGATTTAGACATTGCTGAATTAAATATTTGCTGAAACCCAGATCTTTTAATTGATAGATTTACTAAATTGCCACTAAACCATCTGCTGTAATGTAGGGTAAATTGATTTTTGACCCCAGGTCCTCCTGGCCTTTTAACGGTCACTGAGGCCCCTTTCGGCATAAAGACTGTTCCAGTATCAATTTCAAATACTAGGCGCTCTGCGGCCCTTGGAGCAATTGTTAGGGGCATTCCAGCCTCCATTACAGACGCCTTGCTGGCAAATACGTGTCTACGTCTACCTTTTGAGGTTGGAACGGCAGATTTAGATGGCAAAAATTCAAAATCTATTTTAAAAGAAATACCTGTTGTATCTATCATATTTAATTTAAATAATCGTGCCTGAGGATTCCCAGCCTTTTTCCATTCATAAACATGGTGTAGGCTTCTAGGTTTTGATCTAGCTTGAGCATCCATATACTCGCCAAAATCTTTATTTATTTGAGTATATATGGTTTTTTTAAATTTATTTTTAAATGCATTATTTGTGGTTAATTTAGCAATTACGTTAGATTGGTAATATAAGGCTGCTGAGATTTGAGCCACATTGCTATCTTTTAAAATACCATTGCTAGCCTTTCCTATCATAAGTCTTTCAAGGCCTGAAGCTGCTGTTAATAGCATAGCACTAGAGTCCAATTTGTTGGTTCTCCGATCTCTTCATAGATGAGTTATATCCAATAACTCTGCCAAATGGGTCTGTTATTGGAGTTGTTCCCATTACCTCAAATACTGTTGGGGTCTCTGTTGGAAAGTCTAACTCTACCCATATATAATTATTGTTCATATCACGAATATTGGTAACCTTTTCTCGTGGGGTCAGCCTATCTTCCGTTCTAATTTGAATAATTTGATCATTAACATATTTATTATTAAATATTTGTTTATCGCTACTTCTTGTAGTTGCTGAGTTGCTTATAACGCCTTTGGCATGGCAGTCTACGGTCTTATAAAACATCCACTCTTTTTTGATAGCCCCAGTGTCTGGATCTTGTGTGTCTGACTGTCTATAGACATCCAGTTTCATTGGTAGAACGGACTGGATTAGGTCTTGCATTAAATAACAACCATTCCATTTATGACATATGGATTAAGCAGCTGATCTGCATATGCATTTCCTGTTCCAGTATATGCACCTGAATCATATTCAAACTGCCAGTCAAATGTTTGAATATTCTTTATATATTTATTCTTCCAAGTATTATCTTTACCAAAGTAGTCTCTCATTAATTCTACACACGCCTGTTGCACATTGTCTGGAACGCTATCCCATCCATATTTTCCAACTACTTTGTATCTAACATCTTTTGCAAAAGCTCCGTTTATATTATCATTAATTGTTGGTGGGACCATACCATTTGCAGTATAAACTGTATTATCTATTAAATCAGATCTATCAACTCTTATTCCAAATCCTGTTTCTGAAATAATTGGAAGATATAGCCAGTTATTAACTGCTGGACTAACATTGTTGTTTATCAATAATATGTCATTTGAATATAGTTGATATATTGAATTTATTTTGTATGGAAGCGGAAGAATATCAGAATTACTTCCATATACTACTTCAGTATCATCATATAGTGCAAATTCTTGACCAGTATAATCTTCAATAATTTTTCTGGCATATTTTTCTGCTATTTGCAAATCTTTATATGTCTTATAATTTGGATCGCTTGGATCAGAACCAAAATTTAAATTATCTATTGTGTCTCCAAAATTTACATATGGAGTTACAACATTGACATATGTGGTATGTGTTCCAGCAACAGAGTTAACTGTATAAGACCAAACAACTTTAAATTTTCTATTTCTTACTGAATAAGAAAATGGTAAAACTACTTGATATGTTCCTATATCTGTTTCTACCGCCGTTGCCGTAAGTGTTGTTAAAAGAGTTGTTGGAAGAATTGCTGGTGTAATAGCAGGATCTTCTGTAATATCATATATGGCAGCAGTCACGCTTGCGTCGGGAGTTGCAAGTTCTCCCTCCCAATATATTTTTGTTTTAATTGGGGTATTACTATTTACATAAATCTCTGCCATATTAAGATTTTAATTAGCTATAAAAACTTTGTACCTCTGTCGGATTAGCTAATCTAAAACCTTCCTCCTTATCAAAAATTGACTGTGCTTGATCTTTAGTCATTGCAACAAATGGGTGTTCCTTTGTAAAAGTAAATCCCAAAATGTCGTATCTAAAGTTTGCTCTAGTCATTTTAACTAAAACGCTATCTTCAGATAGTTCTTTCTTTGGATCAAATTTAACTGGTTGCTCTGGAGCTTCCTCTAAATTGTCTTCAATGTCTTTGATTGTTTTTTGATACACAGCCCAGGTTACGCCCTCTTCTGAAAGTGCAGCAATTATGTCCGTCTTATTTTTTAATTCTTCTGTATTTACACCGAAATCTTCGGCTACTTTTTTTAGTTCAGATATCTTTAATGTCTCAAATGACACAATAATCTCCTTTGTTCAAGTATATTTATTATAGCATTAAAGGAATTAAAGGGGAAGGGCATATAAATATAAAATAAGAAGGGCCTGGTTATTACCAGGCCCAACTTAATTATTAAAGATTACTTATGAAGCAACCTTAACGTTCTTTACTACCACCCAAGCATCAGCTTGTTCGATTTGAACGCCTACACGAGTATACATTGTGTACTCAATAGAGTCCTTACGTGGCCAGAAGAATCGGTAAACAGTTACATCACGCTTGATACCAATAACTACGTTATTTGGGAATGTCAAGTGGATATCTCCGTGATTACCAGTCTCTCCTGAGTAGTCACCATCTTGTGCCTCTGGAAGAAGTGGAACTTCAACAATTGGAATACCAAATGCGAATGGTGCCACATATCCTGCAGGTCCACCTAGTGGTTGAACCTCTTGTCCACGGATAATGCTTGAAGCGATATCTTGTGGAATTGTCTGGTTTGTTCCAATGCTGTTAGCATATAGGAAGTCCTGAATTAGGTTTGATCCTGCTAGGAAGCGAAGATCTGAACGGCGTTGCTTGTACTTACGTGGAAGAGCCTTAAGAGCGCTGTTAAATACAGCACGGCTTACTGCAGCTCCACCAGCATCAACAACATGTCCATATTGCTTTGCCTTCTTTACTACACCGTCAAATGACTTGTACAAAGCATCTGATGTTAGAGCTGTATTTCCGTTAAGAACTACATCCTCAATATCATTTCCTGCTTGTGTTGCCATCATACGTGCAATGTGGTCTTCTAGATCTGGACCCTCAATGTTGTCTTCTAGAGACTCTGTTGATAATTCCCAATCTAGGCGTAACTTCTTTGTTGTCAAAGAAATCTTTGAGAAAGATACTGCAGCGTTTGCTGAGGTATCATCTGCTTCTGTCGCAAGTTTCATAAGCTTCTCGCCTACGGACATACGATCAATTTCAGTTGTATCAGACTTCATTCTTACTGTACGTGCAACTTTACCAATTACGGTTGCGTCGAACATATAGTCTAGGAAACGAGCTGATTGTTCTGGATTCAGTAATCCACCCTCGCCCTCGGAACCAATGTGTACGCCTGTGTTTGCTACTGCAGACCCAGTCATATTAGCGGTTACGTGAGTGTTAGCGGCTACTGATTTTTCTAATAGTTCATTACTCATAGTTTTACCTACCCTTTTTTTAATTGAAAATTTCCTGTACGGAACCGAGGAAAGAACCGTTCCATTTAGATTTTTTAATTGTTACTTCCTGAGACCCGCCAAGGTCTGAGGACTTCTTAATTGCAGTCTCATTTTCTACTGCATCGACACGCTTTTCTACACCGTTAATGGTGTTGCGTATTTCTGTTACAGCATTACTTAATGCTGCATGTTTTTCTGCCAATTCTGAAATTCGGCCTTCAACGCTCTTGCTAAATGTCTCAACAGTCTCTTTGATTGTTGAAACCTGAACAGCGTTTGCTTCAGAAGCTTTTGTTAAAGTTTCTGCGAAAAAGCCTTTTAGGTCACCTAGCATCTTTGCAAAATCAGGTTCATCAACCTCAACTTCTGATACGTCGGCTGCCTTTTCCAGAGTTTCGGCAGAAGCGTCTGCAACTGCATCTTCTGCAGGTGCTGCTTCAGCTGCTACATCTTCTGCAACTGCTGGAGTTTCTACGGCTGCTTCTGGTGCTGCAACTTCTGCTGCTGCATCTTCTACAACTACGTTTTCTGTGTTTTCTGACACTTCATTACCTCCTTCTGCGTTTGCCTGTTTTGCAATTGTTTGTATTGCAGGCAACGGTAATCTTGACTTCTTAAATGAAGCAAGAATTCTATCTATTTCTTTTGATTTGTTAACATCTGAACTTTCTACCCAAC